CTGCACGGCAGTATTCTCTTAATAATCTTGCAGCTTCAAGTGCCATTGCCAACATAGGAGTAAGAGGCTCAGATAAAAGAATGTAGTCTGGTTCATTAGGTTGATCTGACATCTGAACCCCCGCTCATGTATTAGGATAGCGACTTATTGAGAAGTATGCGATAAATCTCATCCACGCGTGTTTCAAGTCGCGTTACCTGATCCTTGACCGATGATCCTGAATTTTCTTTAAGTTCGCTTAAATAGTGCAGGATTAAGAACCTGAGGGCGGATAAAAACACCCCTATAAGGGTTGCCATTGCCAAGGCTAATCCTGCCCAATCCATCGGGTTCATGCGACAGGTTGCTTAGGTGCTGCTCCTGCTAAACCACAAGCAATAAAGGATGAGAGCATGGCGCGATAGTCCAGATCAAAATTAGTTGCTTGCCATGTAACCAAGAATCCAGTGATAGCCATAAGGATTTGTTTAGATGATACTTTCATTTACAAACTCGCAATCTTAAATACGATGGGATCATGGTCGCCGGCTTTAGTGAAACTTATGTGAATATGATGATGGTGCGGGTTGCCACCTGAGTAATTGCGCCACTTCCACAATAGCCTTGGGCTTGCAATCTTGCCTTGATGGATAATGTAGGCAATGCGCTTTTCGCCTTTTTTAGCTGCTAGGCGTAACTCATCTGCTAGTTCCCAAGATTTGTTTTTGTTGCCCTTCTCAAGGTCTGCATCAATGTCAACTGCCCTAACTACATTCTCACATTTTGCATCTGGATTGTGGTCAGATTTACGGGCTTGATGGGCTATGTCGCCAATCCATCCATCGGATGTTTTATCCCGTGTCGCGTAAGTGCGATTGATCTGCCACATAAGAGTTTTACCGGCTTCACATAACCAAGGTTTAGTAACAATCTTAGTCATTTATAATCTCCAATTTGTGTTCAGCATTTTCGCAATTCCATTTATAAGTGTCAGTATTTAAAATTAATTCAGAGTGTCCACAATTAGGTTTAGGCGCAATGAACACATCTCTTATTGAGTCGTAAACATATCCGACCCCTGCAAAATTAGCCCGAATCCGATTATTAAAACTTGTTTTCACCCATTGTTCGCCGGTTTCAACAAGCATACGATCTGCAAAAGTATCCTCATCTGCATCGCAAGTAACAATCACTGAGGTAACTATTCCGTTTTCTATTTTTGCGTGATGAGCCATTAGAAGGTAATCGTTCCTGCGCTACTAGCAGTAATTTGATACACCCGATAACCTGCGCGCGTTGGCTCGGTGTAAGTTAGATTTGTAAGTGTTGCCGCTTTAAAACTATCTGGGTAGGCGATAATAACTATTCCAGAGCCACCGGCTGCGCCGTTACCTATGCCGCCTCCATTACGCCCACCGCCTCCGCCTCCGCCTGTGTTTACTGTTCCCGCTGTACCGTTTGCCGTACCAGTTGAACCAGCACCACCGCCTGCAGTAGCAGAGCCGCCCGTGCTATCACCAGCACCACCGCCGCCGCCCGATCTGGCGGTACTTGTACCATTTATCGAACTTGAACTACCGCTACCGCCTGAGCCGCCAGTTACTGTGCTTGTGCTACCACCGACTCCCCCAGCACCACCGCCACCGCCGCTAGAGTTTGTAGTTACGCCGTCGCCGGTTCCGCCGTTGTTGCCTTGACCTGAAGGCGTAGCTGTGCCGCCTGCGTTGCCTGCTAGACCAGCCCCGCCGCCGCCGGAACCGCCATTTTGACCGTTACCACTACTCACACTATAAGAACCGCCACCGCCACCGCCTGAACTGGTTATTGTTGAAAAGGTGCTGTTTATGCCTACTCCGCCAAGTGTTGAACGACTAGTCGAACCTGCACCGCCCGCGCCGACAGTTACCGAATTAGCAACTTCGGGCGTAACTGCAAAACTAGCCGAAGTTTTATATCCACCAGCACCACCGCCGCCACCTAAACAACCACCGCCACCGCCACCGGCAATTACCAGATATTCAACGCTCGTTGCACTAGATAATCCCGCTGCACTTGTAAGACCTCCAACTATATTGCCAATCATTATGCAACTGCTCCCACAATAGTCCAAGCATTTGTTGCAGTTTTAATTGCTACGGCTGCTTTGTATTGTGCAACGGTAGGGGCTGCGCTGGTTGCTCCTGCACTTGTAACAGTAGTTGTTCCAGAAGTTACAGCATTAATGGTCAAAAGCCCTGCTCCAAGATTTAAAACAGTTACGGCAGTACCATTAGGAAACGCGTAAGTTGCATCAGTTGGAATGCTTACAGTTTTAGTTGAAGCGTTGGTTGTAGTTATTAATACTTGATATTGGTCAGTGCTTGCAAGAGAATATGTTGCACCTGATTGAGAATTCAGGGTATAACTTACCAATCCATTTGCTGCTGCAGCAGTCAAAATATCTCCAGTGGAGAATGGGAATCCGGTAGCGATGGTGATTACCTCTTTCTAATATCCAAGATAGGATGAACCTAAGACTCCCATTGTAGCCGATCCTATAACAAATCCTGTTGCATAAGGGTCGGCGACAATAAAGGTCGTTGTCCATTTGTTTGGTGAGATGTCATAACTTACCCCTTGAATTACCAAGGTGTTTGAAATAGATGATCCACCGGCTTGAGTCTGTTGAACGGTTATTGGATCAAAATAATCTAACTCTAGTCCGGCAACAACACGGGTTGGATCAGTTGGATCGCCCGTATTAATAGTTACTGACTCAACTCTGATTGCTGTATCTGCTCGACTTGCAACGATCGATGAAGCCATTGATAAAGCTTCTGAATCTGTAGTCATCATTAAGCTGGTACGAGTTCTGTTATGTTGAAAGTAATTGGCAATGGATGTGGCATCGGAATCTGATTGGGCAGTGCCACCATTGCGTGTAATTACTGCTGAGTTAATTAAACCTGTATCACTGAAATCGTATGTAACTTGATCGTAGGTAATCCCACTGCCGTCATCTGCAAATTTTGTGGCAACAGCAGCTTGTGCCTTAACACTGTTGTTGCGTGAAATGAACCTAGCAAATCCATATTGGTCGAAATAAAATGCACCAAGTTCGGATTGTTCTATAAGTTGACATGCGCTTAAAGCTGATCGGTTTGCTGTAGCAGGATCGGTTTGCATCAAACTATCTCCGGCATCGATGTTACGCATGGATGAAGGAAATGCTGCAGCATCAAGAATCTTATTGATTCTAGTTCCACTTAGTTGAACGCCACTATCGGCTACCGTTGAAATTGTTGTTAAATTAAGCAATTGAAAACCATCAACACAATCTAATGAAACATATCCAAGTTCCCCATCTTTAGGGGCTGTGTACTTCCACGCTTGGATGTAGAAGCTGCCAAGATAGTAAGTATTGCCATTATAGGTAGAACTCAATTGAATCTTACGCATTGGTAAAACATTTGGATAATAAGGACTGCTAGTGTTATTAGGATTAAAGTCGCCCGCTTGATCGGCAATTAAAATTGTTGCTCTACCACTTTGAAATGAATCACTTAAACGATTGTAAGCCCTGCGAATCGATGCTCTCAAAACTTGATTAGATACATCGATAGATTGAAAACTTGCTGAATCAGCCAAAACGCCTACACCTAATGGAGTTAAAGGGTTTCCTATTTGAAATGGTGGGGCAAAACTTGCACCGTTACTTAGTACAATGGTGGCGACTAGCGTTGGTGCTAATGCCATTACCTGCCACCATTATCTAATGAAGTAGATGTACCCGCCCTTTGTGCAGCCAATTGTGCATTTAAGAAATACTCATAAATTTCATATTGTGTGGAGAATGTTTGCCCTGCAGTTATTGAAATGTTATTAGTAACAATGGATTGCCCATTGCCAGTAAAGTTAGGATTATCCGGCATAAATGCGCCGCCACCACCGGCTGTATCACTACCAAATAATGCTTCTCCGCTAGTGCCACTAAATCCTGATGGCACTGCTCCCATTGTTGGTGTAACAACAGATTGACCTTGTGGATTGTAAACTTTCAACCAAATAGGCAATTCAAATCCCTTAGCATAAGAATCAGTTAAATCTTTAAGCCAAGTGTTTATCTGTGTAAGTGTTTTTTGTGAAGCATCAAGGATGGGTTGCTGAGTTGCAATATAAGCATCCCTTACTTTTCCAAACGCATCAATGGATGAAAACACATACTGCCTGTTTTCCTCAAGTCGGTTAGCAGCTGCAATCTTGTTAAGTGAGTCCAAATCCTCTGCTACTTTAAATCCAGCCTTAGCAGCCATGGCATCGGCTATACGCTGTAACTCAGTGCGATTATCCTCAACCGCTGGCTTCTCAATATCTTTAATTTTCTTTAATGCCATAAACTCAGCATTACGCGCACTGATAACTTGAGCAGATTTAGATTTAAGAATTGCTAGATTCTCGCGTTGGGCTTTACCTTCAGCAGCTGCATACCTGTAAATTGCTAAACCTACGCCGGCAATCTTCTGTTGAATTCCTAAAAGAAACTTAAAAACCGGATCTTGTCTTAATTTAGTAAAGGCAATTCCAATAGATCGAATGATGTCGCCGATCGTATATGAAATGGTTTCAAACTGTTTGGTAAGACTACTCATGTCGCCTTGCTTACCAATGACTTCATTTATTGCATCAAGAATTCCCACGCCAATAACTTTCTTGGCATCATCTGCTGCAACACTTATTTGTCTGAGTTGCCCTTCTAATGAGTTGGCTTCATTTTCTGCAAACCCTGCAAAAGTAGTTCTTACCTTGCCAAATGTTTTATCTAAATCGCCGGCTTTAATATCAGCCTTGGTTATACCTGCTCCAAGTTTATTCAATGCTCCAAAATTGCCACGATATGCAGCTGTAATTGCTCTTGTGGAAGTTTCTAAATCTACGCCACGAGCAGCACTGATATCCATTGCAAGTGCAAGATCACTTGATGCTCTAGCTGCACTGCGAGATGCTAAGGCTAGGGAACTTAATGCAGGTCTAAGTTTTTCATCAACAATGCCAAATTTATGACTTAAACTTTTAATAGATGCTTCTGTTGCAATGACTTGTGCATCGCTTGCATCTGTGGTTGATTTGAGCGTTTGTGCCAATACTCGTTGGCTTTTGGCATCGGCTAATGCTGCATGAACTGAGTCAACGGCTAACTTCTTGGCATAATAAGTTGCAGCAACAGTAGCAGTTGCATAGGCATATTTAATGTTCTTAGCAAAAAAACTTGCACCCTTGTCTAATTTCTTAAACTCTTTTAGGGCTGTGTTGACGGCTTTAGCACCGTTCCAAATACCTGATATTGTAAACGCGGCCACTATAATCCCATTTCATAGGCTTTTTGCATGTCTGATTTATTAAACATTCTTTGTAATTCTAGTTCGGCTTTACGCTGAACTCCTGCGATAATAACTCTAGTTTTACCGGCATCATCTCGACCGGCTTTAATAACTGCTCGACCTCTGCCTTTACTAATAGAATCGAAGTTCTGCATTCTTTGTTTAAAATCATATTGCGCCATTGGGTTACGGCTTCTATTAGGTCGAGCTGCAAAAACGACTACACCGGCTTTTTCGTAAATGTTACCGGCAGGTGAGTTATTTACAATTTGTACTACTTGAGCAAAACCATTGGCTTTTACTTTGCCTCGGCGTTGTCTTACTTTTATATTGCGTTTCATAACAGATTGGTCATACAAGGGAAATGTTCTTGCTCCAGATATTGCTTGGGCTTGTGTTTGAACATTTGGATTTTTCATTTTAGTCCAATTGCTTAATCCCCAAGGTGGAGTACCTGTAACATTTTGTCTAGCATTTATGGAAACCGAATTGGCAGCGCGGGTGATTGCTACCTTCATTGTTTTGTAGAGTTCAGGTTGAAGTTTTTTTAAACCCTGTTCCATGGTCTTAACGCCGTATAGTTTTAGCACTTCGGGCTGCATTAGTGTTTGCCTTGTGCCTTTCCTCTAGTACCGCTTTAAGTGCCTTGTACATCCAATGATCCAACGCCATAATCTCATTAGGCGATGAGTTTGTTGCTATTGCGAGAGCCGCGACCTCATAGGTTCGAGATTCCCGCGTTAGCCATTTGGGTCGTCTAACTCCAGTTCGACAAGACTCAAGGTATCTAGAAAACCATTGTCAAATGGCTTGACTGTTATGCCATTGTTTCTTAGACATAGCCAAGCCAAGTAGTAAACATGTTCTTGCCGCTCTTGATCCCTAAGCGTAAGTGCAAAACCGCCGCCCACGAACTTTTCAAACTCGACCTCAATCTTAGGTGTAATTTGATAAGAACCGCTTGAACCATCCTCTAGTGTTACCTTGAGTTTCATCGTTAACCCTTCGTTAGTTTATTACGCGAATGTTCCAGTAATTGCTTTGGTGATTCCACCATTAACCGGCCATGTTACAGAAATGGTTGCAAGTTCGGTTACATTGTAAACTTGTGGCCATTCAATAACTAAACATGTTGCAGTGTAAAGTGGATTAGATGCTGCGATTGCTCCAGCAGCAGGTACAACTTTAAGTGCTACTGTGCTGCCAACTGAGCCATTGCCTGCAGTTGCTCCGTTAATAGTTTGATTTACTTTGGCTGAAGCAAAATCTGCCATAAATTCAATGGTAACGCTTGAGTTCTCAAGTCCAGCGATTTGAGAATGTCCAGTTGCGCCCATTGCTGTTACATCCAAGGTGTCAAAAGTCTGATTAAGAGTTACGCTTTTAACATACGAACTTAAATCTACGGTTGCTACGGATAACTGAACTCCGTTACCTAAAAATGTTGCCATTATTCTTTATCCTTTACTTTTTTAGTGGTTAGTTCAATGAAGCCATTGGCGATCAATGCTTCGATATCCGCATTTGCTAATGCTTCTGCTTTTGTTACTTCACCTTTACTGAAACCGCTTCCAATAATGGCGAAATCTTCTAGTACTTTGTATTCCATGTTAACTCCCAAAAGTAGTAATGACTTGTAAACTGACATCTGCACTCATTAGATCCCCACTTGGCAATGAGAATGGTTGTGGAGCAGATACAGTTCTAATTGTAACGCCTGTTAAG